CATTGCCAATGCAATAATAACTGCTACCACTCCAGTAAGAAGCGTACTTACAAGATAGAGTGTGCTATCCCAGCAACTCTTATTGAGTGCCTTCAATGAAACAACACAGACGATGATACAAATAAAAAGAATAATACCCCAGTAAAGCATAATCTATACTCCTTAATCTTTAAATTGAGAGGCAAAGTGTAAGAGTATTAAAGCGAGAGTCCCTGTCGTAAAACCGGTAAGATAGACGGCTGAAGGAGGAACTATTGTTCCTAGAATAGAACCAGCAACAATAGTAGTTAGCCACAGACCATAGAAGATAATTCTCATACCTCGTCCTGCGCCTCCTCCATATCGGGAGCAGTCTCAGTCTCTTTGATAATACCCTCAAGCACCTTGAACTCGTAAGTCTTAGACTTGAAAGCAGTGAAGGTGCGACGGTTGACGATACGAACCACAACGCCCTCTTTAACATGAGTTTTGCCGATAGGATCGGCCAAGTCCTCGAAATACTTGTTAATACGGTCCTGCAGATCCTCGGCAGTAGTGAACTTGAAGTTCTCAATCACCGGGACACGATTAAAGCCATGCTTCTCGCACCAAGCAGTGATCTCGTCAGGAGTCCACTCGCGCTGACCATTTTCGGAAGTAATGCGATAAATCCACATATGGGACTCACCGGGCTTGCAGCCGTAGGAGAAGATAGACTTTTTACCAAACAGCTTTTGGAAAGCCTTATCTTTTAGCTTGGAGTTATCGCCGATAGGCATGATGGTATCATTCTCAGAGGGGCCGTAGTACCCTACTACCTCGTAGAAAACCTCCATGCCGGGATCAAGATGGGGTTTCAATGCCTCATGATGAGACATACGGAATAGATCATTGCCGTAGTAGCCCTGAGAGTTCTCAGTTACAACGCAACGGCGCGTACCGAGAACATAAGCCTGCTTCAGACGCTTCTTCATATGGAATAGACGACGGAAGAAGCCATTGGGAAGCTCAGCAAAGGTGTTCATGGAACGCTGAGAAGTGCCATGCATCTTAAGAGTCATATTCAGCTCATCACCTGGACGGAACTTATCCAGATTGTATGCAAGCTGCTCAGTGTCAGTATGCATTGCAAACTCAGGATAGGTAATACCCTCTGCCTTACGACCCTTATAGGAAGTTTTAGGAGTGGTGCTCGGAGTCTTACGCTTAGGAATATACTTACGGCAGAACTCCTTGTCATTGATAGTGTTTACCTTGTCGCCGTCCTCCCAGTGCTGATCGCCAAAAGTCTCATAGATGCGCTCAAGAGAGATGACGATGCCAGAACTCTCGTTGCCACGCAGCTTGATAGCTCGCACATGACCATTATTCTCCAGATAGCCGCCCTGCTCAGTACCATCCTCATTCTTACGGAACAAGGTAAACTTATCGCCAAACCAATGATCGACCTGACCATCGGTCGGCAGGTACAGAACCAGATCGCCGGTCTTCATATCGGGGCCGACGATAACGCCCTCATTGAAGCAATCTGCCAGATACAGACGATCAGAGTTCTCGTCCTTACGGCAGTTCTGCAACTTAGTTACCAAACCAAAATATGCCATATCTTATTCCTCCTCTTCATTCACATCGTAGCCTTGACTAATCATGACTGCTACAGCCTTATAAACCATGCGTCCGAGGCTCTTAGACTTGCCCTTCCGCACAAGTCCCATTTCAATCAGATTGCCGATAAGTCTTGCCATTTTCTGAGAAGTCAACGGCTGAAGAATCATATCTTGGCTTTTGATTTCATCAATCGTCATGGCTTCCTCAGACTCATTCAAGATGCTAAGAATACGCATCTTGTATTCTCCCTCTTTTTCTGGAGAAGGGCGATGAACTCTTACTCTTCCAGGCATTTACTTAACCTCCTTGTAGGAAATGACCTCAAGATTTTCAATCTTTGTGGAGATAGATGCCTTACCAGTATAGACTACTGCAATCTTGGTGTTTCTATCAACGCAGATGACTTTACCAGTGCGACCGTCTCTCACTCTTACGATAGTTCCATCACAAACATAGGGCATCATATAGCTATCTCCTCTCTTGTTACATTGTAATGTCGATACCTTTTTCATGCAGGATATTGATACACTCCTGCAAATAAGCGTCATCGTGTTCAGGATAAATCATATTACCCTGCTTAGCAGATTCATAAATTTCTTCATACTTAGAATCAGAAATCCATGTATCCTCGCCTAATGTACTTCCTCGCCAGTTAGGATTCTTCCAAATCTTATCTGGATGGTAACCACGCTTCTCCATCTCGTCCATAATCAGATAATGATAAGCGACAAGTAGAGCAGGATCGTGTGTAAAAGCGTAGTCTACAGTTGCGTGTTTCTTGCCCCAGCCTTTTCCTCTCAAAGCCGCACACTCTCGATGCTGACCTAAGAGACGCTGACGGTCAAGATAGGGAATAAGTTTTTGGTGCCAGATACGAATAATAATCACTCCTTAACAACTTCTTGCCAACGATGATAGAGATAGGCCTTTCCGCACAGAGGTTCGATACCTTCTCTCTTAACAACGCGATTGCCGTCTCCAGTCTTAAGAATGAAGCAGCCATCTTTAATCATAGAAAGTAAATCACATTGATAGAAATGCCGACCGATATAACGCATATCTCTCGCAGGAACAACCTTTACCTTGTAACCGTGTTCAAGCGTGTAAAGGTCGCCATAAGAGCGATCATCTTCCAGCTTACACTCTACCCAGTCATCGGAATACTCGCAGAGAAACGGACCGACAGGTTTGTTCAAATGTCCGAAGAATCTAAACTTCTCAATACCTCCGCAATCCTTGACAAGTTCTCTTAAATCAAAGTAGTTGCTCAAATCCTTAGTCATTACTATCTCCCTCACTTTCTATATATATATTATAATATATTTTATAACATTTTTCAAATAGGTATTTATTTTGGCCAAAAGTTGATATACACTCATTATCATTTTTTAGATAACAATAGAGAAAATAATGAAAGGGGCAGATTGTCTATGTATTCTCAGATGATGAGTGGGGAGAAAATCACTCCCTATCTAGTTCGTCTACTAGTTGATACCGAAGACGAAATTGCCACCCTTCCTACCCACTTTACCCCTGGCAGCACTTGCGAGGTTGTCGCAACTTCTAGCACTTATAGATTGAACAACCAGGGTCAATGGATTAAACAAAAGTCAAGTGGCGGCGGAGGCGGTGGGACAGTTGTCGTTGAAGGCAGCTTAGCCGACATTGCAGACATTGATAAATTATTTGGTTAAGGAGTGAGTCCTAATGGCAGTTGCATTAGAAAACCTTATTGACCTTAACCTTTTATCTCACTATGATACAAAACTCAAAGAATGGGTTAAGGAACAGATTAAAAATGGTGGAAGTATTGAAGTAACACAACGTTCTGAGCTTCCTGAGGTAGGCGAAAAAGGCAAAATCTACTTTGTAGAAGATGCCATCTTGCAATATACCGCAGCAAATGGCTATCAAAAGATCGGTGGAACTGGAAGTCCGCAGAAAATTGAATGGCATGATTTTTAATCAAAAGGGTCGAAGTATTTAATACTTCGGCCCTTTATTTTTTTATCTACCCATATAGTAGTTTGGATCCTTCCTTAACCACCAGTCGATGTTCTCAGGGTCTTGCCAACGCTCCCAAATTGTATCAAGAGATTCAATGTCATGGAAATACATTTCTGCGCCAGGTCGGATTAACCGATCGTCATGGTAGTGGCCGCAGAGCCATACTTCCCAATCAACTTTGCTTTTGATATCCTCAAGCCAAAGTTCCATACTCTTATCTACTTTTGATTGGTCAAGACCAGAGAGAAACACAAATCTCTTGGCTCCCAAGAAATGGGACAAGTATGGGTTAGGACAAAATCGTAACGCTTGCCCTCAACCCATGCGCCAATTTCATCCATTTCTTTTTTGGTTAGCTGTTCGTCCTTGAACCACCCAGTCCAGCTATCTGTATCTTCTGGACGGCCTCCAAGTCGATACCACTTATCTACGGAATACGCTCCGCCGATAACAAGGACAGAGTAGTCATGAATGTTGTAGCTCTCTCCGTCAAAAAGGTATCTGATATTCGGAAATTCTGGCTCATAATAGACGCCGCCATTGACGTCTTCGTCATACATTTGCTCCATGGAAAGGTTTTCTGGACGCTCTTCATGGTTTCCACGAACCGCGTAAATGCGGAATCCAGTTGCATTGACATTCCTCTTGTTCTTCCGGTCGGTCTTATTTAGATAGAAATTAAGACCCGTATCGCCAAGGATAATCAACGCAGTTTCATCAGGAGGATACCCAATGTGACTAAGTCTTTCAAGGACTTGACCGTGGGTATCTCCTGTGACAAGCCAATTCTTAATCACTCAAGATTTCTCCTTTCAATGCACTTTTAACGATGTTATACTGCACATCGTCAAGCAATTCGTCAACTTCTGTATCAAAAGTCTTACCGACTTTTTCGCAGAAAGTGTCCGCGGTTTTAATTACATCAGCAATAGCCGCATCTGCGGAAGTGCGGGCCTGCTCAAGGTTAAAATACCCCTGTTTGACTGCTACCAGAAACTCAGGACGCTTAGGATGCAGGCACGCTTCATAAGATTCACCGCTGATGTATCTATAAATATACTCCTGAACCCGCAGGAGATGATGAAGCTGTTTTGGGTCGTATCCATATTCAGCCAATACTTCCAACTTGCTAGGATACTCGTGTTCCATGGCATGATACTTCTCCATAGCGATGCCCTTCATAGTTTTAACTGCGCTATATGGAGAATAATGGGCAATCTGTTCGCGCGCCGTAGTCAGGCGGCCCCATTCACTTTCAAAGAGAGGATTTACCCAAGCATAAGGGGTAAACAGAATTTCGATAAAGTTAAGGTTTTGCTTGCGAAAGGTGGCGAGCATTAAGCGAATATCCTTTAAGTCAGTATGCTCGTTATTTGCTCTTACATGAGTGGTGCTGATAGGTTTCTTGTTGAGAACTACTTCATCAAAAGTAGGAGTAACAATCAGCTTCGTATCAACATCACTTTTAGGGGTTTCAAGACCATAGTTCTGAGAACCTTGCAGGAAGATACCGACGATTCTTGATTCGTCAAACCTCTGCAAACTTTCATCGAGATGGTCGTGAACTCTACTCATAACATCAGTCATCGCCAATAGCCTCCATTTCTTTAATATATCTTTCGGGGATAGGATGCGCGGTAATCAATGTATCTTTTCCACGCCAGATATAAATGTTACCTCGATACACTCTAATAGAGCAGGTATTGGTCTGATCTCTTTTGTTCTGAAGATACGAGAAGAACTTAGGGAACTTCTGGAACTGATTGATAGTCGCGCCAGATCGCTTAGCTTGTTTAGCCAACTTCTTAGCTTCTGCGAAACTCTCACATCCCTCAGTTCTCTGAACAATGCGCTCTTTGCTATGACGAGTAATTTTTCCCATTATTACAACACTTCCTCTCTTTCTGTCGCATCCAGATAGGTTCGAATAACATCAGCCTTACTCTCAAGGCTATTTGCTTCCTCGATTAGATTCTGCGCTTTCCAGTATAGCTGAGTTGCAAACTTGTCTAGTTCTTCTCTTGATTTATCAAAAAGACCAGGATATTCTGCTTCGAGGTCTTCTAAATCTTCCTCTTCATACCATCTTAGATTGAGTTCCGAAAACTTACCCATTTAACACACTCCTGTATAATGAATTCCATAGAGGATAATACCTATTTCATCGGAGTAAAGATGCTCAACGCAATCACACTCACCAACGTGATTATACCCCCAAGAGTCTAAAGCATTGTTGTTATCTTGCCGAATGAAATTATCAATGATGTCATTTGCTTGTATTGCGCTATCCGCAGCTACCAACCCTTTTCCATCATAGCTATATTTAGGTTCAACTAAATATACTTTATGCATTAAATCTCCCTCCATCCATTCTTCTCAATGATCGCTCTCATATTCTGAACACCGACAGGATTCATACTATGAATATGAAAGCTATATCCTGTGTCAACAATGTTTTTAGCTTCTAGCCAATCAAGTAACTTAATATAGTCCCCGCCTTCAGATACATAGTCACCAGCGTCATGGTCAAGGTCAATCAAGATATTATCATCTATCATGTTATGTTCATACTGCCAGATTGCGGTCTTAGCTGCTTTTACACTTTTAGCCCAGATATATCCACTTGGCGCCGGCCGCAAGTCATCAATCCACAGTTTCATCGTATACCTTCTTTCTTAGTTAAACAGTTCAGGCATAACTCGCGGGTTATAGTTGCGAGTTTCAATCAGGTGATTATGATTGTTATGTGCGGCAAGAATATTCTTGCCCTTAGCATCACCAATAGCAATCATATAACCAAGACGATCTTTAGCCTCTCTTCTCTTGATTCGGCAAGCCTTAAGCATACGTCCCAGTTTGACGAAAATGATGTTTCCAGGAGAGGTAAACTCAAACTTATGGAGCAAATCTTCTTGCAGCCTATCCTGCTCAGATTGTATAGTAGCATAATATTTTGTGATAGCCGGAATCTTTTCAGCAGCTTTGCCGAAGATTTCTACAGCCTGCCGCAGTTCCTCATAAGCAGCCTCTGCTTCTTCTTTTGTTAAAGTAGGAATGGGATCTTTGCTTGCTTCCTTACCATCAAGAGTAAGATACTGCAATTCCTGCAGTTTATCTTTTAGACTATTCTTTGCATACTTCTGAGCTGCCTCTAAGGTATTGAACTTACCAGTTGCGTAAATATTATCAGTCCAATGATTTTCCTTGGCATAAGCATAATATTTATTTTCTTTAATCCACAGAATAACAAACATTTATTACAAACCCTCTTTCTTAACTTTCTATATATATTATATTATAATTTTTCAAAAAAATAAAGGGGAGCTATATAGATAGCTCCCCTTATTCTTATACCGAGGGCACAGCCTTCGTGGAATCGCTGCTCACATCGGTATTAGTGGCTGTAGTAACAGACCAGTTATCTCTCGGATACGCTCCTGTAGTACATGGATTGCAAGTAATCTTGTCACGCCAAAAATCTTCACAGAAACATTGTGACACCCAAGGCGCATTTACTTTATGACACCGAGGGCAAAGCCAACCTTCCATCATCATTGGTTTACCTCCTTAAAAATCCCAGCTATTACCATTGATAATAGCTTTCGCATACTTGTTATTTGTCATATCCTTAGCTTCAGACAATTCGTTCTTAAGGATAGATAAGGTATCCTCGTCCATGCCCTTAAGCAGCGAGATAGACAGAACCTCGGACAGATTGCTGATTACCGTTTCGAGTTTCGCAATTCTATCAATAGTACGATAGGAGAACAGACACTCGATGCCAGCCTTATCGGTAATCTCTCTGAAACGATGGCAGAAAGATACCAGATTCTTGTTGTTATCTGCCATAGCCATCTCAATCTTTTCAGAGTAGTCGATGTTCACCATAGCAAAACGGTCAAGACTTGCTCTATCCAAGCAATAGCGACCAGTGTAGTTATTATCTGCACCAGTACCAACCGTATTACCAGCAGCGATGACTCTAAAGTTAGGGTTCGCACTAACTTTGCCGTTGGGGAAATCGAAGTATCTATTCGCGATGGCCGCGTTCAAAATAATCAGGGTCTCAGGGATAGACGCGTCCATCTCGTCCAAGAAGAACAGACCACCCT